TTTCCTCTAATCTTTTTAACTCAGCATCGACTTGCTTATCTAATAACTCAGCTTCATTTAATGCAATATCAACCCATTCTTGAACTGTTTTGATATTCGGTTTAGCTTTTGTGCCTAAATCAATTAAACTATCTCTAGTCACAACCTTATACCACAATGGGCATATATTATTCTCAGGACGATACGAGCAAAAGATATTTTTTTCTAGCTTTTCATTAACTACGAAAGCGTGAAGTACTTGGTGAATATTATCGCTAGGTATTTCATCTTGGCGAATTGTTTGAGTATGTTTCTTAGATGCAGGTGCTTTAATCTCACATTGAATAGTACCATCTTCGTTCATGCCGTCAGGGGACAATCCGAGAATTTTGATCGTGTCATGTGTAATAAACCCTACTTCATTAAACTTAACGAATACTTCACGGCTTAGTTCTTCACGTGCTATTGGTTCTTTATCGATACCTTCTTGCATTGCATAAGAAATATAGCCTTCTTCTTCATCGTCAAAATCCTCAATCATTTGACTAATTAAATCATTTAGTAAAGTATCTGATTTTACAAATAAACCTTTTGCTAATGTACCACCGATTACGCCTTTTTTAAGTAAGTGCCATTCGGGTGTTCTTTGGAGTACGTTGTGTATTTTCATAATTTTTTATTTATTGTTTCTGTTCTAAATTTTGTGTTAAAATCTAATATAGCATTCAATGGGGTTTTACCAAATCCAGCTATTCCATCTTGAATATTATCCCCCAATAATACACACCATTCATCACCATCTTTAAAAGGTATTAAATTATATGATTTTACAAATACCATATCTGACTCTGCAATTAATAAATCTAGCCTTTCTTGGTGTTGAATGCTTTGATAATGGTTAATAGAATTTGCCAACATATGGCTCATTTCTTCATTTAAAATTCCGTTCATAGTTATTATTTAATTTGCTTAATTCTTGTTCAAAAAATATTCTTATTACTTGATTAGCTTCTTTTACATTGTAACAATATATAGGTGAATATTGTTTTGTTTCTTCAAGTCTATCAAACAATTCATTTAATAATTCTTCCATAGTTTATTTTTTTTACAGAACTAAATGTATGGCGTGGTTTGCTATGGTAGATATATAATGCACATTTATATATCTACGCTTCCATCTTACTTGCTGTGCTACTAACCATACACTTAATTCATATTTAATTATTTGTGATTATAGAATCAATTTCATCGCATTCAGCAGAATCATACCAAGATGAATCTACACTTTCAAGTGCTTTCTTTTTTGCTAATTCAATTAAATCTTCTTCATTTATTTGTACGGTTATCCAATCTGTGCCGTAACTACCTCTTACAGTTACGCTTGTTTTAATTTCTACCTTCATAACCTTTCAATTTGTTGTTGTGTTAATACAAAATTCTCTTCTAATTCTTTGCGAGTATAGTTACCATCTGCAATAGATTGTAATGCTTTGGCAAACTGTGTTTCGTTTAGCGTTTTCTTTTCGACTACTACTGCTTGTGGTTTGACTTTGATACCACCTACTACTTGCCCCATCATTTTAACAGTAGCATCAAATGTAAGTTCGATTTGCATACCAACCCAATTTGCAATGTTTCTACTTTCGATAGGTGTTAATTGTTTTGTTTGCTTACATAACGAAGCAATTACTTTACGATTACCTGAATTAACTACCATCGGCTTAATATCTTCGGTAAACTCTAAAAAGTAACCATCTGTTTTATTACCTGATACATCAACTCCTTTTGAATAGTAAGCATCTTTAATCGTTACTATACATTTACCTTTTTCTGCGATGATTGCTTCAACGTCTACACCTGCTATGTGTGTAGCTTTTCTGTACTTCATACAGTCTACATTGTGTTCTTTCATAATTATTTGTTTTTTGTTTCAACAAAGATAAGTATTTATTTTAATTAAATTGCAATTGAAGTGAAATTATTTCTCCAATTCAACATACTTCGCTTTAATTCCCAATTTCTGCAAGTCATCACGCAAATAATTAATCACTTGATTTCCGAATAATTCTTTCGGAACATATACACATCCATAACTCCATGTTGTGTCTATGTCGTTGCGGTATCTAAATTTTGTTTTCATAACTTACTTAACCATTGATTATAAATATTACTTGATATTTGAGCCGTCATAATTGGAGGAACTGACATTCCTATTAAATATTTGTGTTTTAATTTTAAAAAATTATAGTCTAAAGGATATGAACCACTACAACATAATTCTTTTTTGCTTCTATATCTAGGTTCTTCATATAAACAACAATTATCTGAACTTGTTATTGTATTACAAACTTTAGATAATTTTAAAAATTTATGATTAAACATAAAATTAGGCCTTCCATTTCTAGTAGATACATCATCTAAATCCTTATCAGTATCAATTCTATCATTCCATAATTCTAATGCTTTTCCTGTTAATAATCTTTCTGTATTTCCAATTTCATATATTTCTTTAAATGGTATTTCTTTTTCATTAAAATTCAATTCAAGTTTTGGAATCTCTGTAAACATATCTACAGCTTCCATAAATTTAGGTGCTAAATCTTTTCTTAAACAAATAAAAAATACTCTTTCTCTTCTTTGAGGTACACCCATTTTAGAAGCATCTAATAAAAAGTGTTGACAATAATATCCAGCTTCATCAAATGCTTTGTAAATTTTAACAACGTAATCTTTAGCATTACCCATTAACAAGCCTTTTACATTTTCAGCTACTACTACTTTTGGTTGTAACTCTTTTGCAAGATCAATGAAATCAAAAAATAAAGTATCTAAAACTTGTAATTCTTGCCCCTCTCTAAATACCTTTTCTTTACCCCAATCTTTTTCTCTATTGCCTGCCATTGAGAAACTTGAACAAGGTGGAGAACCATCTAATATATCTAATTCATAAAGTTCTTTAGGTAAATCTTTTCTTTTAGCAAAAGTTGTAATTGATTCTAAAAATGAATATTTAGGCTTATGGTTTTCTTTATAAACTTCAATCATTTTCTTATCAATGTCATTATGTCCTATTACATCGAACCCTGCTAACTTGTAACCCATTGTGGACCCACCACCACAAGCAAAGCAACTGAAAACTTTTCCTTTGTCTTTTGTGAATACAGCGTCTTTCAATGTCCACTTATAATTAAATTTTTGTTTCATATCATTTATTGTTTTTCATCCATTCAGCTAAATATGTTCTAGCTTCTTTTTTAGTTACATCAAACATTTCAACTATACATTCACTAGCTTGAAACATATTAATTAATCCTGTTTCTCTAATTTCATCTAGGTATTCAAATATTTCTTTTTTCATTGTCTATTAATTTTAATTAGTTGTTTTATTAATTGATCGTTTTCCATTTCTAACTGTTGAATTTGAATTTGATATTTATCTTTAAATTCAATCAGCTTTTTATTGTAATCTTCTTCTAGTTGTTTTAAAGCATCACTTGAAACATGTTTAAGACTTTCTTTATTCATTGCTTCATCTTCATTTTCAAACTGCCTTAAACGTTCTTTATATCGTTTATTTTCACCAAGCAAAACACCACAATCAATTTGGGCTTTATACATAATTGACCTAAACTGTTTTATCAATGTCAAAACGTTGTAAACATTATTAGAAAAATTAACCGCTTTCTTTACGTTTAACGCACTATTATTTTGCTCGCAATACTTTAGACATAAATTAGTTAAAAATGCGTCAGAATCGTTTATTTTGCTATCAAATGACGTTTGCCAATACTCTACTTTCTCCATCTTGTAAATATTTAAAAGGGTGTATCATCATTTTCTGCTGTTAAATCAAATTCATTATTTGGTTCAAGTGGTTTAAATTGGTGGTTAAACTCAATTTTTTTATGCGTTTCTGGTTTTGTATCATATTCACCACGGTTTGAATAAATCTCATTGCCTGCAAAATCCTTCATGTAATAACGATATGCCGAAAGATTAAGATAAAATTTATACGTTCCATTCTTTGAGGTGCCTTTTGGTTTTGTCTTAGCAATTTTTACATGCACTTCATTATCTTCTGCGATTTCACCTGCACCCGTTTCGAATCCTAAAGGTGGTCTCCAAAAGATTATCATTGACATACCTTTTCTAAACCAAGTTTGACCACCTGCTAAATCTCTTGCTGTTGGTGGCGGATAGTAATGCATATCAGTTCCTTTGACCTTTTCGATTTTTTGATCTCGAACGTGTGTAATTATGCAATGATGTTTTTGATTTTGTTTTGCATGCTTTCTTACAACTCCCAATACTCGACTTAAATACAAATCTTCACGCCCTAAATCTTCAGGTTTAAAATCGCTTTTAAGTTCGTTCCAAGGGTCTGCAGTTGTTGTGTGAATCTGAATATCATTTTCTTTTTCAAATTCATCAATCATATCATAGAACTTTTGGGCTGACATTTCACTTTGATCGTCAAATACAAAGAAATGCTTTTCAATGAATTTTTCCGCTGTTAGTTTTTCCGTTGCGTTCATTTGCCAAGTTCCTTTTATGTAAGGCTTGCCGATAAACTTGTGCATTAACTCCGAATAAATATCAACGTGCGAGCCTGTTTCAGGTGAATAAATCACATGCTTCCATCCATGCAAACAAGATAAGTTTATTAGAATCTCAAACCACCATTCCGATTTTCCTGAAGCGGGCGCACCTGCAATGTAAGTTGTTGAGCCAAGTTTAACCGTATAAGGAAATTGTTCCCAAGTCCATCCTACATCTTTACCAAGTTCAATTCCTACCGTATGCAAGTGTTCTAATTCTGTCTTTACTTCTGATAGTTTTTTAATCATGGTCAAGAATTTTAGAAGCTGGTGAAAATGTACTTTGTGGTTTTACTTCTTGACCGTGCATGTCTAAAGTTTTAGCCCTTGAAAAATATTCAACTGTTGCATGCTTATAATTATTCTCTTTGTGAAAAGAATCATTCTTTACATTTTGAATAGCAAGCATTATTTGACTCTTTTTATACCCATCTTTCAAACGTGCATTAAATGACTTCTTTGCCTTATCAGAAACTACTACATAGTTTTTTCCTAAAGTTTTGTTTATGTATTCCAAAAGAACATCGAAATTAATCTTTCCGACATTAGTCGGTTTTTTCTCATCTTGTTCTTCTTCTTGTTCTTCTTCTTCTTGTGATACGGTATCTATACTGTATATATACTCTATCAATACTCTATTTTTAACTCCCTTAAGTTCTGATTCTATGCACTTTAGCACTTGCGGACTTGTTGAGTAGTTATACTTAGCCCAATTTTTCAAAGCAACCTCATTTGTTGATTCTGAAAACTGAATTTTACCTGTCGAAATGAAGTAAGAAATCAACTTTGAAACCTTATCTAAACTGATTCCTAAATCGAAAGCAATATGTTTTTTACTAATGTCGTAAATTCCACATTGTTTCGTTCTTTCATTCGTTAATAGGTATAGATAGAAAATCTTTTTTTCGCTGTCTAAATCACTAAAAAATGGGTCTGACCATATTTGAGTGTGTACTTTCCTGAATATCGCCATTATTTCATTTCTTTATGTAGTAAATGAAGCGCACCAATTAATCTAAAGACGTCTTTCTTTGTCAGGTCTACTAACATAATTTCATCCGTATCTAAATCTGTGATTGATACATTAACAACATCAGGCAAACCAACTGATTGATTTGTTTCGTTGAATAGTTCAAACTCTAAAGAATTTGATGTTTCGGGTCTATAAAATTTGTAAATCATAAATAAATATTTTTAAACGCAAAAAGCCAGCAATCGAGGTGCGTAGGATTACCTTTTCATGCTGACTTTTCAATTAAATTTCTTGAAGTTTCCTACGCTTCTGAGGTGCTAATATAGTAATTATTTCAATCTAAACAAATTTGTTTATAAATTAATTTTTCTTGTTCTTCAATTGTTCCCAAAAATAGCAATTTAACTTTATCATAAGGCGTTATATTTTCAGATTTCCATGCTTTTAATTTAGCATTTTTATCATCTTCATCCTTTGCTGAAAAAGTATAGTTAACAAATCGACTGTTTTTCTGTATAATTAGTTTGTAACATTCCATAGCTATCTCAATACATGACTTAAATACTCATCAATAATCTGTTTACAATGTTCAAAGCCTATTACAAATGTAGCGTAATATCCTAGCTTGTTTAGTTCATCAATTGCCTTTTGTTGACCTTGTAAATGTTCGTTTTTAAGCAAAGTACCATCTTTTTTAAATGGACTTTTAACTTTTAATTCAATCGCTAAACCATCGTAGTAATAATTCGGAAACAATACAAGTAAATCAGGACATTTAAAACCATCTTTTTGAATAGCCTTATTACGTCCTGCTTGGCTTTGTGTTAGCTTCAAACTTGTTCCTGTACTAAGATATAATACGTTTGGATATTGAGCGTTTAAATAAGCGCATATTGATTTTTGTAAATTGTATTCTGGGAATGTCATTAAAATAGAGTTTCTTGTTTCTTACTGATTAAAGTTTTAGCAAA